ACGCGCACAGAGTATGCAGCTAAGTCTGCACTAGAACTTGAGAAACATGGTCTAGACCTAAAACCCACTAAAGAAGACAAAGACGTTGCAGCAAAACTAACCGTTGCCTACGCAGATAATCCTGAAAGCACATCTAAAAAAGTTACCACAAAGAAAGCAGCCACTCTTACACCTGCAAGTCTTGTGTTAACAAACAATATATTAAAGGAGTTTGGGCAGTCTGTTGTGGAAAGCGCCACTCATATAAGACATCTAGTAACTAATAAACTGTTGTTAGAGACCGAGAACCCTGATCCTAAAGTTCGTATTAGAGCTTTGGAGCTTCTAGGTAAGATGTCAGATGTTAGCCTGTTTGCAGAAAAGTCTGAGATTACAGTAACGCATCAGTCCACTGACGACTTGCGTGAGAAGTTACGCATTAAGCTAAACAAGTTAGTTAAAGTAGAAGACGATAGGTTGAAAGACCCTGTAGTTATAGACGGTAAATCATTTGATTTAAACAAAGAGTTAGGTATAGAAAAAGATGAGTGAGTTAATATGTAACCTTCCTGCAGAAGATGTGTGGGTTAGAAAAGAATATTTAAGGGATCATCAGGATGGACATGGGGAATTTGTCGCTGGAGTCTGGGTTAGTGCTAAATCTATACCTGGACGGGCATTTTATTTTGAAACTTATTTACCTGAATATGGTGCTTTGTTTGATAAGCTACCTATCAGTGCGTTTCTTCACAAGAAAAAAACTCCAACGCCTGATCTTTCGCTTAGTAATTTGCAATTTTGGAATTGCATGGATTATGGTGTTGTCTCTATTCATAAGCAATTCATTGGGTCAATGGATTTTCAGATACTAAGTAGAGACCACGGTACATTGATGGGTAGTTACGTTGCTACTTTAGATAATTATCACGCTGATATAAACGCGGTAGACTATAGTACAGCCGAAACACCAGCCGAACATAAGTCTTTTAACCTACTAGAGTTGGAGAATGGGCAGTTTTGCCTGTACCCTAACAATAGAATGAGGGTTTATGACAATAGTCTGACCCCAAAAGAGCCCCTGCAGCCTGATTTTAAAGTTAGTACTGTGGAATACCAAGTAGAAAACGGGAATATGACTAGACTTGGGGACACAGACGAGTATTTTTGGAAAACTAAAGATGAGTGAAACCGTTATTGATTTTTCTGAGAACGATATTGAGACTATGTTGGCTAATTTAGACCAATATAGCCCCGAAGAAGTACAGGAAATAGATAAATTGGTAGATGAGCTGTCAAAACGTAAGCGTGTAAAGATGGTTTATGATGATCTTATAGAATTTTGCAAGCATATGCAGCGAGATTACATAGTTGGTAAGCATCATCGCATACTTGCAAACATGTTAATGGATATTGAGGCAGGTAAGAAAGATCGTATCTGCGTAAACATACCCCCTCGCCATGGTAAGTCCCAATTAGTGTCTATATTCTTTCCCGCTTGGTTTTTAGGTAGAAATCCTAATAAAAAAGTAATGATGGTGTCCCACACTACCGATTTAGCGGTAGACTTTGGAAGAAAAGTACGTAATCTTATCTCCACAGAAGAATATCAAACCATTTTCCCCACGGTGCAGCTTGCATCAGACTCTAAGTCGGCGGGAAGATGGAATACAAATTCGGGAGGAGAATATTATGCGTGTGGTATCGGTTCATCTATTGCTGGTCGTGGTGCTGACCTCCTGCTCGTTGACGATCCCCATTCCGAGCAAGATGTCATTAACGGAAATTTTGGAGTTTTCGAGAAAGCATACGAATGGTTTACCTATGGAGCGAGAACGCGACTAATGCCTGGCGGGCGTGTGGCTATCATACAAACACGTTGGCACATGGATGATTTGACTGGGCGTGTTACTAAAGACATGGGACAGAACGAGAAAGCCGATCAATATCAAGTTGTTGAGTTCCCTGCTATATTAGATATAATTAATAAGAAGACTAAAAAATCAGAACAAAAGCCCCTATGGCCTGAGTTTTTTGATTTAGAAGCGTTGTTACGTACTAAGGCATCTATGCCTGTATTTCAGTGGAGTGCACAGTATCAACAAGAACCTACCGCTGAAGAAGCCGCGCTTGTTAAGAGAGAATGGTGGAATATGTGGACAAGAGAAGAACCACCAAACTGTGAATATATTATTATGTCACTCGATGCTGCAGCCGAGAAACATAACAGAGCTGACTTCACGGCACTAACTACATGGGGTGTTTTTCTTAATGAAGATATTGACGCATACAATATTATATTGCTAAATAGTATAAAAAGGCGTATGGAGTTCCCAGAGCTTAAAGAAATGGCGATGGAAGAATATGCGGAATGGGACCCAGACGCGTTCATAGTGGAGAAGAAAAGTTCGGGTACAGCGCTTTACCAAGAGATGAGACGGATGGGTTTACCCGTGCAAGAATACACACCACATAGGGGGTCAGGCGACAAATTGGCAAGATTAAACTCTGTATCAGATATTGTAGCATCAGGGCTTTGTTGGGTTCCAGAAACACGCTGGGCTGAAGAAGTTATAGAAGAGATTGCAGGATTTCCATTTATGAGTCATGATGACTTGGTTGACTCAACTGTTATGGCATTAATGCGATTTAGACAAGGTGGATTTATTAGATTACCTAGTGACGAGCCAGAAGAAGCTCGGTACTTTAAACGAGCATCAAGTGGGTTTTATTAAAGGAATTAGATTATGGCAATAGAAAAAGGATTAAGTCCTGCTCCAATGGGCATAGAAGAAGAGATTATGGAAGATGGCGAAATGCCCGAAGCAGCTCTAGAGATTGAAATTGTAAATCCTGATATGGTTACACTAGATGATGGTAGCGTAGAAGTTACTATAATTCCTGGAGATGATAAAGAATCAGACGAGTTTACCGCCAACATTGCCGAAGAGATGGAAGAAGACGAATTAGCTTTGTTAGCTGATGATATAGTTGAGTTAATAGACGCTGACTTTGATAGTCGTAAAGACTGGGCAGATACGTTTGTTAAAGGTTTAGATGTGTTAGGATTTAAGTACGAAGAACGTACAGAACCATGGGAAGGCGCTTGTGGAGTTTATTCCACTGTACTTGCCGAAGCGGCTATAAGATTTCAAGCAGAAACAATGAGTGAGACGTTTCCAGCGGCAGGACCTGTTAGAACTAAATTATTAGGCGAAGAGACTAAAGAGAAAGACGAGGCAGCAGCAAGAGTAAAAGCTGACATGAACTACGAGCTCACAGAGCATATGGTTGAGTATCGTGCTGAACATGAGCGTATGTTATATAGTTTAGGGTTATCAGGCTCTGCGTTTAAAAAAGTTTACTTTGATCCTAACTTAGGTAGACAAGTTTCTGTGTATATACCTGCCGAGGACGTGATAATACCTTATGGAGCTTCGCACATAGAGACAGCAGAACGTGTTACACACGTAATGCGTAAGACTAAAAATGAATTAAAAAAGCTACAGGCTAACGAGTTTTACCGTGAAATAGATCTTGGAGAGCCACAAGCGTTTCACACAGACATAGAAAAACGGAAAGCTGAAGAAGGCGGGTATTCTATTACTGATGATGATAGATATACTGTATATGAAGTGCACGCTGATCTTGTTATTGAAGGTATAGACGACTCAGATGAAGAGATCGCTAAACCGTATGTAGTAACTATCGAAAGAGGTTCTAACGAAGTATTATCAATTCGTAGGAACTGGAACCCTGAAGATGAACTTAAATTAAAACGCCAACATTTTGTGCACTACGTATACGTGCCTGGATTTGGCTTTTACGGGCTAGGGCTTATCCACATTATTGGTGGGTATGCTCGCGCGGGTACATCCTTAATACGTCAGCTTGTGGATGCGGGTACACTATCCAATCTCCCTGGAGGTCTCAAATCTCGTGGGTTACGTATTAAGGGTGACGACACACCTATAGAACCTGGTGAATGGAAGGATGTTGATGTACCGTCAGGAAGCATCCGTGACAATATTATGCCACTTCCATATAAAGAACCAAGTCAAACTCTACTGGCTTTGCTTAATCAGATTACTACAGAAGGCCGAAGACTAGGGGCAATTAGTGATATGAACATATCGGATATGTCATCTAATGCTCCAGTTGGCACAACGCTGGCACTCCTTGAGCGGACACTAAAGCCTATGGCTGCAGTACAAGCTCGCGTTCACTATGCTATGAAACAAGAGTTTAAGCTTCTCAAGACTCTTCTAGCAGAATACGCGCCAGCGGAGTATTCGTACCAACCTTTACGAGGTGAGGTTGGAGCAAGGCAAGCGGATTACGCATTGGTAGAAGTTATACCTGTAAGTGATCCTAATAGTTCTACGATGGCCCAAAGGGTAGTGCAATACCAAGCCGTATTGCAGATGTCCAGTCAAGCACCACAGATTTATGACTTACCTCAGTTACATAGGCAGATGATTGAAGTACTAGGCGTAAAGAACGCAGATAAACTTGTCCCTATAAAAGACGATATAAAACCTGCAGATCCAATCAGTGAAAACATGAACGCGTTAACGGGTAAACCTATGAAAGCGTTTATCTATCAAGATCACGACGCACATATAGCAACGCACATGTCATTTATGAAAGACCCTGCAATCGCACAGATGATAGGGCAAAATCCACAGGCAAAGTCAATAATGGCAGCCTTGCAAGCTCACATAGCTGAACATCTAGGGTTCAACTATCGCAAACAAATTGAAGAACGTTTGGGTGTACCATTACCACCGCCTAACGCAGAATTATCGGAAGAAGTAGAAGTCGAATTGGCTTCCGTTGTAGCTGAAGCAGGTAAACAACTTACTCAAGCTCATCAGCAACAGGCAGCGCAGCAGCAAGCACAGCAAAAAGCGCAAGATCCTGTAATGCAGATGCAACAAGCGGAACTTCAGTTAAAAGCTCAAGAAGTCCAACGTAAAATGAAAAAAGACGAGAATGACTTAAAAGTTAAAAAAGCTGAAATACAATTACAAGCTACAAGAGAACAAGAACGACTTAAAATAGAAAAAGCTAGTATTATGATAGAAGCTAAAGCAAAAAGTATTAAATTAGCTATGGATAAACAAGATACAACAGATAAACGTAACGTTGACATACTTAAAACAATGAAATAAAGGATAATCATGGCTAAAACCGTCTTTGACGTGCTAAAAGAACAAATAGAAGAACGGAAATTATCTTCAACAGAATTTCTTATATCTGGAGGTCCTAAAGACTTTGCTCAGTATAAGGAAGTTACTGGCTTGATACGGGGTCTCGAGGCTAGTATACAAATAATCGCAGACCTCTCGCGCAACCAAATGGAAGATGATGATAATGACTGAAACAGCAATAGATCAGACCATAGTGTCTGAAGAAGAAATAGAAGCACAACTCCCTAAACCTGTAGGCTATCGAGTACTAGTAGCGTTACCTAAAATTGAAGATACATTTGAAGGTACTAACGTGTTAAAGACCGAAACAGCCAAAAGGCACGATCATATAATGTCCATCATGGGATTAGTAGTAGATATGGGTGACGAAGCTTATAGCGATGCTGATAGATTTCCAACAGGACCTTGGTGTAAGCAAGGTGATTATGTTATGTTCCGTGCTAATACAGGTACAAGATTCACTGTCAATGGGTTAGAATATCGTTTAATGAACGATGATTCAATAGAAGCTGTTATAGCTGATCCCGCTGGCATACAAAGAGCGATATAGGGAGCATAAAAATGGCATTTGAAAAAGTAGAATATAAATTTCCTGACGAGGTAGAGTCTAAAAATATTGAGGTAGAGTCTTCTAGTGCGGTTGAGATAGATATATCTGGAAAGGCAACAAAAGATGAATATAACAAAACTAAGGCTAAAACTACGGGTGCAGAGGATAACGATGCAGATTCGTATGACATTGAAGTTGTTGACGATACGCCAAAAGCTGACAGAAATCGTAAAGCGTCTGAACCTCCAGCTGAAATCACTGATGAAGAACTTGAAGATTATTCTGACAAGGTCAAAAACAGAATCAAACATTTCAGTAAAGGCTACCACGACGAAAGGCGAGCAAAAGAAGAGGCCTTACGTGAAAGGCAAGAGCTCGAAAAGTTAACACGGCAGCTTGTTGAAGAGAATACTAACTTAAAAACCGCTACAACTAAAAATCAAACAGTTATGCTTGACCAAGCTAAGAAAGCTGCTGAAAGAGAGCTAGAACAAGCTAAAGCAGCATATAAAATAGCGTATGAATCTGGTGAAGCAGATGCTGTTATCGAAGCAAACGAAAGTATAACAACTGCTAAGATTAAAGCTGATAGGTTAAATAATTTCAAGTTACCTACTTTACAAACAAAAGAAATTATT